GCTTTTCTGAATAAAGAAGAAATAGAAACGGAAAAGAAGTACCCACTGACATTGCACTTTTGTAAGCATTGTTATCTGGTAGAGGTTGGTGAGAAAATCCCACCTGATGTTTTGTTTAAGAAGTATTACTACTCCTCATCTGCTATTCCCGCGCTAAACACGCACTTTGCAAAATACGCTGAATATATAACAGACAGATTTAAGCCAGAGACGGCCATAGAGATAGGTTGCAACGATGGCGTGATGCTGCGCCACCTGATGAAATATTGTAATGCGGTGGGGGTAGACCCGGCTGACGTAGTAGATAACGCATTGCCAATTATTAACGATTACTTTGCCAACACACAGCTTGATCCTGTAGATTTAATCATTGCTAATAATGTATTTGCACATATCGATGACATACATGGCACAGTAAAGGCGATTAAGCGCACCATGAAAGATAATGGCGTGTTTGTGTTTGAGGTTCATTCACTGCTGGATATGGTAAACGGCAACCAATACGACTGGGTGTATCACGAGCATTTATACTACTACTCGTTGTTAGCATTAGAGCGATTATTCGATAGCTATGGAATGAAAATATTTGATGTAGAGGATACTGGATTGCACGCTGGTTCTCGTAGGTACTTTGTGTGCAAAGATGATAGACCGTCTACAGAGGCGGTTTATCGGACGCGGTTTGAGGAAGTAGAGAACGAGCTATATATCTTAGACCGCTTCCGTGCATTTGCATATAACGCCGATAGACAGCGGGAACAACTGACGACACTGCTTAACGATATTAAGGCACAAGGTAAAACTATAGCTGGTTATGGTGCGTGTGGACGTGCCAATACTATGATACAATACTGTAACATTGACCAACTGGAGTATATGATAGATGACGCACCGCTTAAAGAGGGCTTATATACGCCTGGTTCTCATTATCAGATACGCGCCAATAGCGGAATGGATCACACGGATTATATTTTGGTTTTCGCTTGGAGCTTCCTCAGTGATATTGCTAAACGATGCACTAGTGATATGATTATACCCCTACCAACCGTTCATATTATGGAGCAAATATGATTTCATTAATTCTTCCCTATTGGGACAGGCAGCAGGCCGCTGACAAGGCGCTAAAGTCGCTGGAAATATACAAAGACTTAGACTTAGAAGTCATCATTGTTGATGATGGTAACAAGGTTCCTTTCAAGGTTCCTGATAGCCCGTTAAATATCAAGGTTATTACACTACCAGAAAAAGACGTTCCTTTATCCCCTGTTGTGCCTTGGAATCGAGGCGTGAAAGAATGTAGTGGTGATATTATCATCTTAAGCTGTATAGAGGTATTGCATGAGGAGCCTATTATAGAGCAAATGAAAGAGCGGCTGGAAACTATAGGAAGGCATGGCTATGTGTTAGCCTCTGCCTGGTGTCCCGAGTCTCGTGAGTGGCATTGTCATAGCTCAATAAAGACCCCTAGGAATGTGTGGGGAACTGGCTTATCGTTCTTTGGAATGATGTATAAGGATATGTACCTAAAGTCTGGTGGATTTGATGAGAAATACCGTGATGGCGCTGGTTATGAAGATAACGACTTTATCAACCGTATGCTTGCTGCTGGCGCTGAATTTGACATATGTGATGACCTGAAGGTAATACACCCAAAGACCAACGCTACAATTAAGTGGCCAGCGGGCGCATTTCAGAAGAATGAAGCTATTTTCTATGATAAATGGAGGAACAACCAAGAAAAGATTATCACGTTTGTATGTGTAAATTGGGGAGATTATTGTGGCCGAGGGCAGGAATACGTCAACAAGCTTTATGCGAGTGTTATGCGTAATATCAGTGGTAACTGGTTTTGTAGGTTTATATGTTTTAGTGATGTACTTGACAATCCTGGCTCTCTTGAAGGAATTGTATATAAGCCCCTTCCTAGCGGTGTGCGTGGGTGGTGGAATAAGCTATATCTATTCAAAGAAGGGTTATTTCCCAAAAACGAAAGAATAGTCTTTATTGATTTGGATACCGTTTTTACAGGCGATATAACCAATATCATTAAATACGATGGTGAGTTTGCTACATTAAGAGACTTCTACACCCCTGAGAGGGTTGGCCCAGCTATAATGTTATGGGAGAGCGGCTTTGGTGCTGACATATGGCAATCCTACGTAGATGCTGACTATCCAGTTGATTTACCTTTCGGCGATTTGACATGGATAAATAATCATTTTGCTAAGACTGGTTATAAGCCTGATATTTTGCAAGACTTATTCCCCGATAAAATCAAAAGTTATAAGCAAAGTTGCAGAGAGGGAACGCCGCGCACAACGTCTATTGTGTGCTTTCATGGCCACCCAAGGCCGCACGAGGCTGGCGGATGGGTTGATACTATGTGGAGCGATGAAATGCATGCGCTGCTTAATGTAAATATTGCCCATAATAAAGCTGATGCAGTTCAAAAAAACATGGACTCGTGCCTTAAACGAAGCTTACCGCAGATTGATGGGTTTTATCCTGAGATTGATGTAAAAATGGCTATTGTCGGTGGTGGGCCTTCATTAAAGGATCAGGTGGAAGAAATACGCAATTTCAACGGATTCATTATGGCGACTAACGGGGCTTATAAGTTCCTACGCGAGCATGGCATTAAAGCTGATGGCATGGCTATGTTAGATGCAAGAGATGAAAATGTTAGATTTGTGCAGAATCCATCAAGGAAAACAACATACTTTATAGCCTCTGTTTGTTCTCCCCGCATATTTGACAAGCTCAAAGGACAGAATGTCATTGTGTGGCATGCTGACAACGACATTTACAAGCCAAAAGGCGCTAAAATGTTTATAGGTGGCGGCTGTACGATAGGAACTAGGGCTATATTTCTTGGCTATGTGCTTGGATTTAGGGATTTTCATTTATTTGGTATGGATTCATGCTATAATGCCGATGAACATCACGCTTATTCGCAGGATTTAAACGACAATGACAAGGTTGTGACAATCCACGTAGGCAATAGAACGTTTAAATGCGCCGTGTGGATGGCTGGACAAGCACAGGATTTTAAGGAAATGTTGGGAAGTTTTGGGGATAAGTTTGACATTCAGGTGCATGGGGATGGCCTACTAAAGGCTATTCTTGATGAGGCATGGAAACTATATACGGAGCAAGGAAATGGTAGCGTTTGACCAAGATATACTAAATAACACTCCTGACGCGGAGATGGATAAAAGGTTAGCTGTAAAGTTCTATAAAAAGGCAATCTTCAACGGCTTCCTTTCGAAAAAAGAAGGCCGTAATATATATGACGATGTTGATTATGTATCAATTAGGATACCGGGCGACAACACAACGGTTATTGAGAGAAAGGTGACGGATAAAGATAAAGAAAGATTTGCAATCCTGTGGCAAAGATACCTAGATAAAGAGGAGTCGACACAAAACGGAATACCACTAGCGATGATGCCCGGCATCTCACCAGCGCAAGTGGAAAACTTGAAAGGATACCAAGTTTACACCGTTGAGCAACTGGCTGGATTGGGTGAAAAGGCAATACAAAAGATTCCTTTGGTTAGGGGGTTGGTGGATGAGGCAATTAAATTCCTAGATGGTAATAAATACACCAGCAGTTTGGAAGAAAGACTAAAAGCAATGGAAGCGGAGCTTGCTAAATATAAAGGAGGTGGCAATGAGTCTGCTATCGATAATTCAGAGCGTGAGCGAGGAAACGGGACTGGGGGAGTCACCAGTAACGGTAATCGGAAACAGCGACAAGTACGTAAAAAAGCTGCTGTCACTGCTAAATAAAGTAGGCAAAGAGCTGGTATCTCGCCACGATTGGCAAGTGCTGCAAAAAGAGCAGACCTTTACAACTGATGGTACTGGTTCTTATACCCGCGCCGCTATCTTTACCGATGGCGATTTTGACCGTTATATTAATGATACCGACTGGGATAGGTCAAACCAGCGCAAAATGCAGCTTGTTACACCTCCTGAATGGCAAGTAATACAAAGCTCAGTTTCTACTACGGTAGGTATAGTCAGGTATTACAGGGAGCGAGGTAATTCAGTATTTATTGACCCTGATGAGTCTGGAGATACGGTTGTTTTTGAGTATGTATCTAATTTTTGGATTACAGACTCCACTGGAGAGACTTCCAAAGGTTCCTTTACTGCGGATACTGACTTAGTTAAGTTCCCTGAACATTTAGTTGAGCTTGGCTTGAAGTACAGGCTTAAGGCTGGGGAAGGGTTGCCAGCTATTGTTGAGAAAGATGAATATGAGCGTGAGATAGCTAGATATCGCGGCTTTGAAACACCTAAAAGAAACTTAGGGCAAAACTACAATTATCAGTTTACTAACCTACCTGACACGGGGATAGGACAATGAAGGAGCTTATTAACAAGCAGTTGGGCGGCGTGTCAAATCAAGTAGAGATGCCCCCATGCTTTGGTGGGCTTAACACGCGTGATAGTAGGGCGGCAATGGCTCCTCAAGATGCTATTGCTCTGCAAAATATTGTATCGGAGCCGGGAGGTGTAAAAAGTCGGCTCGGTAATACTGAGTTTTGCACTGGTGTTACTGGCAATGTCGGGTTTATCAAAGAGTTTGTTAATGGAGTTGTGCTAAAAATGGTGGTGGGTGCTGGCGCTACTTTGTACGCTGTAAACTCCAACGGCTCTGCCACAACTTTGTCTAGCGGCTATTCTAATACAGATTGGATGGCTGCAAAGCTAGGCTCAACTATGGTCATGGTTAATGGCGCTGAGATTATTCAGTATGACGGGTCTGCAACCAGTGGGAGTGCTGGCCTCTACACTGGCGATATATCTACGCCAGGCGCTAATACGATGGACGGTATACACTTGCATGGTAGCCGTCTGTATATGTGGCAAGTTGATAGTGGGGACTTCTACTATGGTTCAATTAATTCGGTGCAGGGAGCGTTTGCTAAGTTTGCTTTGAGCGATGTGTCACAAACTGGTGGCAATATTACCATGATGCAGACTATAACAAGAGATGGAGGAAGTGGGCCGGATGATTACGCTGTGTTTATATTAGAGACTGGCGAAGTCTTGGTATATCAGGGGACAAATCCGTCTAGTGCATCAACGTTTGCTTTAGTTGGACGTTATTTTATTCCACCGCCCATTAATAAGCGTTGTTCGCAGAGGGTGGGGGGTGATGTTGCTGTTTTGACGCAAAATGATATTATCTCGCTGAGTGAGGTTATGCAGCAATCTACTGAAGGTGGCGGCTTAATCCTAAACCCATCTAAATTATCTGGTGCTATTAGGGAGGACTTTGCAACCTATGGGACTAATGATGGCTGGGAGTTGATGCTGTATGGCAAAAAGGGCTATATGTTTGTAAACGTCCCTGAAACGCAAAATTCAACGTACCATCAACTTGTGTCAGTTGTGTCAACAAAGGCCCCATCAAGATTTACTGGCTGGGATGCTTATACAATGGGTATATTTGACAATGAGTTATATTTTGGTGGTAACGGTGCCATATATAAAGCTGATACGGGAACCAGTGATAATGGCTCTAACATAGAATGTAGGGCGCAACAAGCCTATACCACATTAGGGATACCCAATAGAAAGAACGTAAAAAGCTTGACAATTCGCTATCTTGCTGATGCGGATGTATCCGTTGGTGCTGATATTGGCTATGACTATGAGGATTCGACAGTTGAAACTGTTGTTACAACGACAACAACGGGCGCTGAGTGGGACACCGCTGAATGGGACGATGCTGACTGGGCTGGTGCTTCACAATCAAGAAATACAACCTATATGGCGGTGGGGACTGGTGTGGCTATTAGTGTGCTGGTGGCTTTCGACATTCAAGGGACGCAATTAACATGGCTGGGAACAAACGTAAGTTTCGAGAACCTGACGATGATTTAAGGGACGATGAATACTGGGGCGGCGTATTAAATGACAATTTACCGCCAACAGTTGATTATCGGACATGGGAATGTTTTGGCATAAAAGACCGTGTTGCGTGGTCTTATCATTCCTATGCTGGAATAGGAAGCCAGAGGCACCAGTATTACGAGGCCGAAATGTCTATTTGCGGCCTACATCCTAGATGGGCTACCAAAAAAAGGGTGGCGTTAATGTTAGCTTTATTTTTCAAACGAAATATGTATAATAGACTTACTGCCCTGATTCGCATTGATAATCGGCAAGCGGTGAAATTAGTTAAATTAGCTGGTTTTACCCTTGAAGGGATTGTTAGAAGGCCAGCTTGCGAATTAGATATATTGCAATTCTCTCTTTTGAAGGAGGATTGGGAAAAGGGTAGATTTTATGAGCTTTGTCAGTGACATTTTCAGAGGGCCACCGAAACCCCCACCAGCACCAGACCCAGCGGCTACTATACAAGCGCAAAAAGAGGCGCAGCAACTTACACAATACACACCACAAGGAAACTTACTCTATGGTAGTGTAGGGCCAGAAGGGCAATTTGTACCGCGCAATCTTGGTGATGCACTGAGAATAGAAGAGTCTCCTTTTCAGCAGCAATTCAGAACTGGTAGTGAGGGGATTGCTTTAGGGTTAATCGACCAGCTAAGTGATAGGCCGTTAAGCGACTACAGAACCGCTAGCCAGATTGAAAGTGGCGTTGATATACCATTGTTGGGTGATTTCTCAGGAGACATACAACGCTTAGAAGATGAGACTTATCAGGCTGGATTGCGCCGTATACAGCCAGAGCTTGAGCAATCACGCGAGGGTTTAGTGCAAAGTTTAGCTGATAGAGGTATTCCGCTATCAAGTGAGGCAGCGCAGCGTGAGTTAGATAGATTTGACAGAGCACAAAGCGATGCTCTACAGGATTTGACTTTTAGGTCAATAGAGAGTGGACGCGCTGAACAACAAAGACTGGCAACATTAAGTGCGGCTCTTAGGGGGCAGCAATTTAATGAGGGGCTGGGGCTTGCTAATTTAGAGCAGCAACAGCGAGCGCAGCAGTTCGGTGAAATAGGTGCATTGGGTGGCTTTGCCGCTCCGTTTCAGCCACTCAATGCCCCAACGGTGGATGTGGCTGGTATTATTAATCAGGGGTATGCAAATCAACTAGGGGCTAATAACATCGCCTCCAGGAACTATGCAATAGGTTTGGGATTTGCTGGTGATTTAGCGGGTGTTGGTGGCTCATATCTAGGGAGGAAAAGATGAAGAATAGAAACTTCTTAGCTGAGTTGTTATTACAACCCGCGCAACAAGTTCCAACGCCTGTTTTGCGCCCTCAACAACCTGTGGCGGTTAGTCAGCAACAACAATTTACACCAACGTCAGTTTTAGACCGCAGGGATCAACTGGCCAATATCTTGCTTGAGCAAGCACAAGACAGAACCGCACACCCTATAGCGCGTGGTCTGGCGGCTTATCTGGGAACGAAGCAATCACAGGAAATAAACCGGGAGAGGGTTAAGACTGAGGAGGCTTTACGCACCGTAGCGTTGGAAAGAGAAGCCAGAAAAGAGCGGATAGCACAAGAGCGGTTTGACGCTGATTTAGCACTCAAGCAAAGAGGTGTTGAGTTAGAGGAGAAAACCATAGAGCAAGCTGCTAAACAGTTTGATGAAACCCTTAAGCTGAATAGGGATAAGTTTAATGCGGAGGTTGTTAGAGATAAGCAAAAGAACGCATTTACAAAAGTACCGTCAGCAGATGGTCAGGTTGATTTATTGTTTAAAGGTGTTGCACCTGTTACAGATGGACTTGAGAAGGGTTTGCAGTGGGGTGTTGATAAAGAGGGTAATAGAATTGCGGTTCCTATAACCACTCAGCCAAACGAGAAGGCCCAGCAAACAAAAGACCTGACATTATCGGTGGTTGATAGATTGCTCAAAAATGAAACAGGTGTGAGGGATAACTTTGGCCCATATGATGCCATTACACCAAACATACAAGACGCAACACGTGAAGCTGCAACAGATTTAGACCAATTAAGGGCATTGCTGACGGTGGAAAACCTTGGCTTAATGTCTGGCGTTCTTTCTGAAACAGACATAAAAATACTACAAAATGTAGCTGGCGGTGGATTAGCGCAGGGAAATTCTGAGGAGGGCGCGTTACGGGCCATTAAGGATATACAAAAGTCTTTATCTGGTAAGCCAAAAGAAGCACCAAAAAGCGGCCCTATAGATTATAGGGAGTTCTTTAAGTGATTGTAACAATGCCAGATGGTCAAGCTGTAAACTTTCCTGATGATATGCCAAAGGAGCAAATCAGGAGCTTGATTGCTTCAAAATATCCAGATGACAGCCTGGTTAAATCCAGAGGCGATACTGGCGCAAGGCGTTTTATTCAACAGCCATTACAAGGCATGACGCTGGGCTATTCTGATGAAATTACTGGAAGTCTGGGCGGTTTGTTAGCAAAGGGTTATGATGAAGCTAGAGCCTTAATGGATAAGGAGCGTTTATTTCCTGATGAGTCGGTTTCTGACTTAGCTAGTGCTGGGATAGACACGGCCCGCAAAGACATTAAACAACAAGTTCAAGAAAGGCCACTAGAGTCTATTGGTTTACAATTGGCTGGTGGAATAGCAGGAGGGGCAGCAGGTGCATCAACAAAAGCAGGGCAAGCAATTGCTAGTAGCGTTCGCAACGCTGGAACGGGAGGAAGGATTGCAAAATCCGCGCTTGTGGGTTCTACCGCTGGGGCTGTCGCGGGTCTTGGTGGGGGTGAAGGTGGTGTTGACGAAAGGTTATCGGATGCTGCTACGGGAGCGGCTATGGGTGGCGTTGTCGGTGGCGCTATCCCTGCTGTTGGCGCAGTATTTCGAGTGGGGAAAAATGCAATCACTGGTAGACAAGCTGATAAACTTGTTGCAGATAGCTTAACAGGGCGTAACATTCAGGCATTAAGAAAAGGATTAAGTGATGCTGATTCTCCCCTTTCATTGGTGGATTTGGGTGGGGATGAGTCTCGTTCGCTTCTAAGGTCTGCTGCAAAGTTCGATAGTACGCAAAATCTGGTTTCTGATTACCTAACTAATCGCTCTGTTGGTGCGGCAAATAGAATAGGTAATGTTTTATCCAAGAAGGTTTCCAACGTAGAGAACTACTTTCAGAATATTGACGACCTAGCGAAGGCGAGAGCTAGTATAGCGCAACCAGCTTATCAAGAGGCTTATAAGAAGGGCGCAAAGCTAAAGGTGACAACCAGACTTAATACCTTGCTAAAAGATAGTCGTATCGACGCGGCAATGAATAAGGCCAAGGCTGAGTATGGCGTGAGCGCGGAGGCGGCTAGAAACTCACTAGAATCAATTGATGGTGTTAAAAAGGTTCTTGATGATAGTATCGGCGCGGCTATGCGTTCAGGCGAAAAAGAAAAGGCGGCGGCTTTCCTTAAGTTAAAATCAGAGTTGTTAAAAGAGGTTGATAGCCTTGTTCCTGAATACAAAAAGGCGCGTTCTATATTTTCAGGTTTCAAAGCTCTGGAGGACGCGCAGCAAACAGGGGCATCCTTTTTAAAGCTAGACCCGGAAGAGATTGCCAAACTTAGGAAGGGGATGACCGCTGGCGAACACGATGCTTTCTTGATAGGTGTTAGAAAGTCATTACAAAATGCGGTTGATAGGGTTGGCGATAAGGGTAATACAGCCGCCAGGATATTTGGTAATCCCGCCTATAGGAATAGAATAAAGGCTGCTTTCCCGGATGAAAAGACATTTGATAGTTTTGCCAAGAGAATGAACCAAGAGATAAAAGCGCAGGATACTTTTAATAAAGTAATTGGCGGTTCAAGGACGGACTTCAATATTGCTTCGGATGAAAAGGTGCTGGATTTTGTGCAAAAAAGCGCACAAATAAGCCCCAGTGTAGCGGCTGTTGATACGTTGTTTACAGTTCTAAAGAGCCGCGCTGCTGGCCTGAACGATAAAAACGCAAAGAAATTAGCAAAGATATTATTAAGCAAAAAAGAGGGCATTAAGGCGCTTGACAGAATGATTGCAAGTGAAAAAGGGGTGCAGCAAAAGCTGCTTACAGCCTCAAGGCCATTTGTAGAAAACGTCAAAACGGGGGCGGCTATCACCTCTGGCATACAGGGGCAGTGATATGGCTAATTTGGGAGATGCCTTGCGTTCCCTGATGGGTAGTGTGAACAGGAGGGTGGATTATTTAGAGAGTGCGTTACAGGAGTTAAAGGCAGCACCACCACCAAAGCAAGGCGAAAAAGGCGAAAAAGGCGACTCTATTAGAGGAGAAAAAGGCGATAAGGGCGAAAAAGGTGATAGAGGAGAAAAGGGCGAAAAAGGCGATACAGGTAGGCCCGGAAACGATGGTAGAGACGGTAGTGATGGGCGCAATGGCATAGATGGTAAAGACGGACGTGACGGCAAAGATGGAAAGAACGGCAAAGACGGGAAAAAAGGTGAGAAGGGAGACAGAGGCGAGAAAGGTGAAAAAGGAAAAGATGGCAAAGATGGTAAAACGATTGTTAAAGAAATTAGTGTATCAGGAGGGAGCGGCCTTCCTAGTGGTTTATACAATTATCCAGGCGCAACGGACGAAACAGGCGCAATGTTAACCGATGAAACGGGCGCAGCCCTAGAAACGAAGGATTTAGTTACATGACGAATACACCAACAGATAAAACCGTAATTGATGCCGTAGCTGATGCGGATAGGTTTTTTATCGGCGATGTTAGCGACAGTAATGTTGTTAAGTCGTGCACTGCATTACAAATGTATACCTATACCATAGCGGCGATTGGAGCAGATAGTGACCCGCTTTATTCGGCGTCTGGCTTTGTGGGTGGTGTGGGAAGCGAAGATCAAATTACCATTGATACAGTAACGTATGATACATGTTACGCTGCACAGACTGATAGTGTTAGCACAGGCTTCTGTTATTTGGCAAACCGTCATGCAACGTCCGCTGCGTTACCAGCGGCTATTGCAATGGCAAAGAGCAGGGGTACGTTAGCGTCAGAATCGGTTGTAGTGGATGGCGATGCTTTGGCAACATTGGCGGCATTAGGTCACGATGGCACAGACTATACCTTTGGTGCAACTATTGATTTTGTAGTAAATGGCACGGTTGGCGCTAATACGGTTCCTACAGATATTATATTTAAAGTTGAGCCAAACGGCGGCGGTTCGCCAACTGAGGTTATGCGTGTTGTGAGTGACTTAACCGTGAAGTTCTCCGGCGATGTCAATATGAACGGTAACAACCTTACTGATGTTCATGAGATAAGGTTAGACGCAACACCAGACACAGACCATACAGCAAATGGCCCAACAACCAACACTATTAACGCTGGGGCTACCATTGCAATAGGCGAATTGTGTTACTTAGCCTCAGATGGTGAGTGGGCTTTAGCGGATGCGGATGCTGCGGCCACTGCTAAAGGGATGCTATCTATTGCGCTGGCTGCTGGTACGGATGGAAACCCTATGCTGGTTGCTTTAGCTGGTAGCTTTGTGCGTGATGACACATGGAACTGGACAATAGGAGCTGAGTTGTATGTAAGCACTACCGCTGGTGGATTAACTGAAACCGCGCCAAGTGCGACAGGTGACGTTGTGCGTGTAGTTGGTTATGCGGTTAATGCGGATGTGGTGTATTTTAATCCTGGCTCAACATGGGTAGAGATAGCATAAATGGCTAATATTGCTAAAATTGATGACGTAGCGTTGGCAAGTGTGGCTAAATTGATGGGCCGCGCTAAAGCTGCTGGTGATGATGTTATGGGGGTTATTTATCCTAGCGTTGGTTCTATTGTTCAGTCGGTGCAGCAGGTTGAAATAACAGTAACCGCAACCGCAACCAGTAATACCGCGATTATTTCTAGCGTTGATACTAC